TTAGATCATCATTATTTCAATAGCTGGAATATTTTGAGTTCCGTCTAGTTCGCAAATCAATACTTGCGTTGTTGTGATTGAGTTTTGTCTAATAACTCCGCCAGCATTTCCGCCGTACGTTGTTATAATGTCAACGCCGTCGCCGTCCCAGCTAACTTTATGAGCCATATAGCCGTTGTCTGAGCCAATAGCGGCCAATGGATAGGTAAAACTTAACCCAGCTTTTTTAATGCCTTGAAATTTGACCTTGCCGATTTCGTACTCATCTTTAGATAGGAATGTAGCAGGATAATCCTTATGAATGACTAATGCTAACCGCATCGTCAATAAATTGCTGTTAAATATAACATTCCCATTCTTATCGTATATTTCCATGCCATATTTATCTGTTTTAGGCATTTTGTTAGAAAACACATACACTTCCATAGTGTCGGCAATCTTGCGAATATTTTCAAGGCTATCCGTTTCAAAAGCAATTCGTAAGTAATTCGTCCATTTCCCAACACGAGTATGGTGGTTCTTATTTCTCGTTTCCGCAAGTTCGATATTCTTGATAGGTGAGTTTGTACTCATAGCATATACATATTGCTCGTTAGCTTGTCGCTGCAAAATTGGAATATATATATTAGCGTAGTATATATCACCGTTTGATGTGCGTTGAATACCATATATAATTCCGTCGCCGTTATATCCATAATATTTATTATGTTCCACCTCAACCGATTGTTTAATAGGCATATCCTTGAGGCTGATTTTATATTTTAAATACAAGCAACTATCTGTATCGTTAATTGTTACTATGCTGTCATTATTATGACTTTCAAAATGTTTCATGTTACATCACCCCATAGATTAATGCTACTTTACAAGGTTTATTGACGTTTTTAGGTGCTTTTAAATTCCACGAAATTTTACCACCCTCAACAACAATATTGTAATTAGGCCCGAATCCATACAAATAGTCGTCATTATCGCCTGCATACGAATTTAAGTAATACCATATATGCTGGTCTTTGCTCAATTCGACTGTTGCACTACCGCTTTCCTCAATCACATCGAAACGTTTTACGCCAGATACTTTTGTTAGTCTATCCGTTAAGCTAACAATTTGAACGCCGTTCTTATTAAATACTTGTAATCCAGCTGGCATGTTATTTTCACCCCCATGCTTAAATAATCGCTTAAATAACTTCTTGAAAAATGTAATTATTCCCATACGCCTAACCTCACTCGCAATTGATTGTCATCGTCATACACTTCAATAAGATTATCGCTAATTTCAACCCTTGCACCACTCGTTTTAGTTCGCAATGTGCCGATTGTAGCCGTGATAGATGATAGGCTATCCACCTGCATTTTATCGGCGGTAACTGCACCAGCCTGTATCATTCCTTTAGCGATGATATTGTTATCGAATAACGCCTCGCCAGTAACATGCAATAATTTGCCATCTATGCGTGTACCTGCTGGGCTTAGATTGATACGGCTCACCAGTTCAGCGCCGTCTATATTATTGATAGCTTGCGTTACTTTCAAATCAATACCGCTTGAAATCTGCGTGATTTGTGAATTTACGTTATTTTGATAATCGCTCAAAGTGCGCTGGTACGCATTGCCAAGGTCGATGATTTTGCTATCCATTCCATTGACGGCCGTCTTGACTGTACCAACTTCGCCTTTCAAGTCATTTACTGCTTTGTCTATGCCCTCTAGGCCTAGGCTTTCCATATCGAGTAGGGACTTATCGATTTTAGCTTTGATTGTCGCTAGTTGCTCATCACTTCTAGGACCTTCTCCGAATAGATCAACAAACGCAACTTGTACTTTATGAACACCACTTTCCAATGGTATTGTTGCTACGTTTGTTGTGAAGAAATATCGTGTACCATCAACGTAAATATTAACCCCTTTACAACCTAATCTGATGTTGTCGGTAGTAATACCGATGCCATTTATCAAGCTAACAATTTTGATGTTAGATGGTTTAGGTGGAATAGGTACGTTATAGGTTAATTCTGCCGGTGCACTATATCCTTTTGTAGGGTTATGAGCATATAAATATACTTTTGCACTTCGCTCGGTTAGTAGAGTGCTTAAAGTAGTATTATTGCTTTTACCAATTAGCCCATACTCTTGACCTGGGTGCAGATCATATCGCAACTCGTAAAAATCAATATCAGCGTTACGCACCTCTAACCAATTAAAGGTGGCAACATCACCAAACGAAACGCCCAACCCTTGCGGAGTATTAGGCACTTCTGATTTGAGCTCAACTAATACAGATTTGATAATGCCTTGTGAGTAGTTTCCATGACGGTCCTTTACTTTTAATCGCACCTCATATGTATGGCCTAATTCACAACCACTAATAACGATTTGATTATCACCATTACCGCCATACTTCCATTCGTTTGTACCTTCACGATACCATGCTTCGACAGTATCAAATGTATTAATAGTTGGTCGAGTAAATGCAGCTACTACATCGAATGACAATACACCATCGCCAATTTCGTAATACTTAGTAAATAATGCTAAATCGCTTACTTCCGGAATATAGTATGGTGTGATTGTATATGGGTATGCTTGCACCTCATCTAACCCTTGTTCGTTAGATCCATACATGTTAAACGACGTAAACTTAAAATATACCTGCTTTCCGATATCCTCTTTACGGTACGGAGCATGATATAATGCCTCATCGACTCTTACAAACCTAGCACCAGCATTATGAGCTGTATCATTAGTTCCATATTGACCGCGTATAATGCCACCCAAAGCATAATCGCCATTAATCTGCAATTGCGCAGTTTCATAAGATAGGCACTCACCGTCAACCCAACATAGAGTGTTCGCTCGTTCAGCGTCAACATGACTGCCACCTTTTAATGCACCTTGATTGATTATCACATTAGCGGTGTTGCTTCCTTGTGTTAGGCTTGTTTTCAGCCTACCCATTCGAGCCTGTTGTGAGATATTGCCAATTCGTTTATAGTTTTCGTTATTGTCTGATAACCATATAGAACAGCCTCCCCAATTAGGCTCTGAATTTACACCGATATATAATTCGTTGCCCCCTACATCACCTGGCGTTTGAATAATAGCTACATCGTTAACACTTGGAGCAGGCACATTATAATCAATAAAAGGACGTTCATTCTCATGGACATTGTACTTAGCTGGCGCATATGTGCCTGGTGGTTTACCCTCGGCCGTAATTTCAAGTTGTCCATCTGCAGCTTCTGACACGGAAGTTATAACTACAATTTGCTCACGCAATCCGCATAACTCATCTGTAATTGTTACTAGGTCACCTGGTTCCAATCTGCAAAAAGCCCAGTCGAGATGGAATGTATATTGATTCTTTGCATATAGCCGTTTCATAGCCAGCTGTTCAGCGTAGTATTGAGCCCTAGCCTTAGTATAGAGATAATGAGCGGACTTCTTAGAGGCTGGTTTGAGGCCGTTCTTTTGCACGTCTGCTACCACCTCGAATGATACCGTTTCTTTCTCGTAGCTATTGGCACGATTAATAAACTCAACTGTTGCCTGATTATACGTTTCTGAGCTATCTTTTCGCTTATACACGATAAGTTGTCCGTCGCTAGCTGGAATAAGATCATCTGCCGTTAAGTTATATTGAATTTGATTAGCTGGCGACCAATCGCCAATAGGCTTATCTGCTAATGGTACGATTTTCAAACGGTCTGTAGACCAAAAGACAAGGCTGTTTGTAATTTCAGCTATATCATTGATTACGTTTTGAGCCTTTGAGCTTTTACTGTCCGGAGGTGTACTAATTAGAATATCAGCTGCTTTACAATAAGCACGATAATTTTCTAATCCGTCGATGTTTACATCATCAATACCGATAGACTTTAACACATGCACAATATAATCGGCAGGGTTTACATCGATACCGTCGCCAGTATCTAATAGCTTCCCTCTAATTTCAAAATTAAATTGAGGTAGGCTACCTCGTTCCCCTAAATCAACAACACCGGCCATATATGCCAAGCCACTATAAGGCAATGCCTTTTCAGGGTGCTTGGATAAAACATAAGGCCACGGAGTTTGCCCATAATCGCCATTATATGCCGTCAGTTCGATTTTTTCACTCGGATAGGTGTATATCTCCTTATCTCGCCAAACCTTCCCTATACCGGCGATAGGGCCCTCGCATAAGCCAATAGCACATGCCACTGTGTAGGTATAGGTTATTTCTGTATGCTTTGAGCCGCCACCCTTACCAGTTCTTGTCGTACTGCGATGTTCATGAGGTGTGAAATCGTCGTAGTAAATAATATTGCCACTCAACCGTGTAGTGCCTAACACTTCAGGCACTACCTCACCATATGAAGCACTGTTGATTTGAAAATCAGCAATCATATCGGCTCGATTAGTGGTATTTTTACCGCGATTAAATAAAAAGCCCATTATTTACCGCCTTTCCTGAAACGATATACAGCACGCAAGCGACTTTTTCCTTTTGCGTCATAAAATAATACATCGTCAATCGACGATAGAATAACGCCCAAGTCAACGAACGCATGAATTACTAAATTGTTCCCGATATAAATGGCACCGTGAGAAATGCAACGTCCATATTGGTATAGTAAGAAATCACCAATACGAAGGTCATCAAAAGGCACCTCGTCTGCTACCTGTTTAACATATTTCAGGTACTTTTCTTCGGAACGATGTAAATGCCATTCATTGGAATAGTTTTCGATATTGAAATCTGCAATATTCATTAGGCCACTATCAACTACCGCAGCCACCAATAAATATGAGCAGTCTACCCCTTTGCCTTTCACCATAGCGTTATTTTGATACGGAGTGCCTAGCCATTCACATGCAGCATTTGCTATACGTTCACCTGTTGTTAATTTCATCGTATCGTCTCCTTTAAAGGAACATAAGGTGTCGCTCTATTTCGACTAAAATTATTGAATTTATTCTTACAAGTGGTCGGTGTTTTGTCGCACCCCGGATAGATATAAGCTACATCACCAATACGAGGTGATGTGTTCGTAGCACTCATATAAATAATGGTGCCATTTTTACTATCCATAATTTGGGTAGCTTGCCCTGCTAATGGTCCGCTTATCCATTCCATACCACCGGCTGTATAATAGCCGTCCTCAAACGGTATATCGATTTGTACGGTATTCGTACCAGTAACAGCAGTTACTTTTGCTTTCTTACGATAAGCCTTAATATCGACACCGCACTCCTTTGAGTAAATACTGTAAGGACATTGAGGGTAATATCTTCGGTTAGGATATTCGATATTGAGCTTTTGTACAACTGACTTTGCACTAATCTTCAATATAAACCCACCGCCCTGCGTTACTTCGCAAATTCCATGGAATAGGTCTATGCACTCAATCACCTTGCCGGCATCGTCAAAAAAGGCACGGCGTAGATCAAGCGTTGCGCCGTCTAAACCACCATTATGAGCGACTTCCAATACAGGCACACCGCCAATTTGGTCGTTTTGACTAGCAGTAATGGTTACGCTTAATTTATCAACGCTAACAGTACTGTTCGTAGCTATTTTTTCACGCGTAATAATAGGGCCATCACCTTTATAAGTGTGGCCCCCATAATTTACATCTACATCGGTATCGGCCCAGTAATAGCTGATACCGCTTTTTAGTTTTAGCTCGTATAAATCACACGACAAGAATGACTGAGATGTGCTTAAATGATTACTTAAAATCTGTCCGACTTCCTTCATTTACTCACCTCACTGTTACCAATTTAAAAGACTTAGACTTGAAGATGTCTTTATAAATGATTTCGTCCGTATAATCACCGCTGAACATGACCTTCCAATAATATGTATAGTCAGCAGTAATAATCGCAGTCGGTGCTACTGTTACCCCTTGTGCTAACCTAATTACGCCCTTATCAGATACAGCATTTATCGGTACCCCATTAGCATATAATCTTAGGTTTTCAATATGTGCTACCGGTTCCCTAAAATCACCATACAAACGAACTGCTTGCCATTCAGATTGAGCTCCAGTTCCTAAACGAATGCCCTTTTCCTCAAAATCTTCTGGATCTAACCAAAGAAAAGGAACTGTACCGCCTTTTACTTTTGCATAGAACCCCATAATTTGCTTATGTTCCTCTGGAGTTAATATTGCAAATTCAGTAGTGATTGTATATTGCGGATACTGCCACGTTGTCATGGTACGCACCCGACCACTCCCAGTACGCTTTATTTTAGTATCCCATTTTTGAGCTTTCGTAGACTTCCACGCAAGGGATTTGATATCCGGAAATTTAATTAAATCTGCCATGCTACCACGTCCCCTCCGTTGCTATGAATTCCCTATCTTGGTTAACTAAAAACTGTCTTAGCGAACGTCCTGCGGAGTTTTCGAGCCATGTTCCAAACGATTGGGCGTCCATAGCAGATACGTTGAACGTAATGCTACCAGCACCGCCACCATTAGCACGAGCTATACCGCCACCAATTTCATCGTATGTACTTTCACTCAAAGGCAATACAGCTTCTTTGTACTTACCTTCGCCAATCTCAGCATAAGTGGAGCCATATGCCACACCACCGCTTGCCAGTTTTGGTAGTGATAGATTGCTACTAAATCCACTTGAGCCTGAGTTAAACATACCGGAGAACGCACTTTGTGTAGCTGTTTGAGCTGCACCAGCTGCCGTGTTAGCACTCCATGCAGCCATACCAGCGATAGCACTAGCACCACCTGTTGCCATGCTAACTTGTTGAGCCAATGCAGCCCATGCTGGGTATTGAGCGTTAGCTGTAGCAATACCAGTTGCAGCTTCTTGCGATTGTATCATCTTACTAAATACGGCTTTTTTAACCATAGCTGCTATCCAACTTGCGATAAAATCTGCAACAGTCTTTAAAATAGCTTTACCAATATTTTGAATAGCACTCATTAAAGTGGTAGTGCCTTGAATAAGACCAGAAATGCCACTTTGCATGCTATCTATACCAGCATTTAAAGCGTCAAATAATAGTTGCTGTCCATTCCAATGAGCATCGACTGTGGCTTGTTTCCACTCTTCGAGGAGCTGTTTTTTTGAGTCATAGTGCTGTTGCTCTGCAATATATTCATCACTTAATGCAGCTTGTAACGCCTCGAAGTTTTGAGTTCGCATAGCTTCATCAATAGCATATTTCTCGTTTGCCAACTCGGTATGTTGTTGCAAAGCCTTTTTTGCATACTCATCTTGTGCCGCTAACAACTCCTCGTTTTTCATTTTCTCGTAGGAGATTTGTCCGTCAGCACTCATTTCGAATTCAACACCTCGTTGTTTTAACAGATCAATATGATGTTGTTGCTCCATTTTGTCCATTTTCATGAACTTATCAACCATTTCTGCATAGCGGTCCTCGACTTCATCAATGGCGTTGGCATAATCGGTTGCCAACTGCACGGCAGGAGATACACTGCCTGTACTATCTTTGCTTGAAGTTTTAAACGCAAAGTCTTGTTGCATATCACGAATACCAGTTTCAATAGCTCGGAGTTTCGTAAATTCCTCTTGCTTAGCCTTGATACGTTTATCCGCATAAACATCGTTAAGGTTCTTTAAATCTTCTTGATAATTAACGTTAGCACTCTTTGATTTATTGAGCTCATCGAGTTCCTTTTTGTATTGCAATTCGATTAGTTCGACTTGATTGCCTTGCATTTCCAAGAATGATTGCAAGATTTTTTCGTGGACCTCTTTGGCCTCTTTTGCAAGATCCTTTCCGGAGTGGCCTTTACCACCTCCGCCACCTTTTCCACCTTTACCGGTACCAGCGGAACCGCCATCATCACCGCCACCACCGCCAACGTCTAGGCCAGTATCACCGCCACCGGATAAGCCTTGAGTTATTTGTGATGCCATATTAACGCCAGTATTTACAATATCTTGTGCTGTTTCCGCACTAATTGTATCGACTTGTTGAATAGCAGTAAAAGACGTGCCAAAGAATTTTGCAACTTTATCTCCTACGCTATTAAGTTTTGCAATTAACCAGTTAAGGCCCTCGATAATCTTGTTTACACCCCAAACCGCGGTGTGCACAATAGTTGAAAATACAGAGCTTAACGTATTACCGAAACCATTAGACGCAGCAGATGCAGTCGCAAACACACCGACCAAAGTCATTATGACGGATATTAATATTCCGACTGGGTTTGCCTTCATTACAACGTTTAATACACGCTGAGCAGTAGCTGCAGCTAATGTACTACTTCTTAATGCTAGAAATAACGATTTGAGGACAGTTGTCCCCAAAGTCAATGCGCCTATTGACAAGATAGTTCCTTGAACGGCTACTTTAACAACAGTCATTGCTACCGCATAAGCCCTAGTTGCAATTGCAGAGGCGACTTGTGCAGTTTTTAACGCTACGGTTTTTACAGTTAATGCAGCAGTTTGAGTGCTACATAATGCAACAGTCGCTTTATAAGTGATAAATGCAGTAGTAACACCTACAATGGCAGTGGCAACACCTGGCATAGCAGTCCTGAACAGGTTCGCAAAACTCGTAACAATATTCTTTGCTGTGCCAATTACAACTGATAACGCACTAAATGCACCCTTTACAGTAATAATGGCCGCTTGTGCAGCAGTACCAACTAAACGAAATGCAATAGACAACCCAGCAAGTGCATCGTTCAATACACCTGAGCTTGTCATATTGCTTATTTCTTCCATAGCTGGTTGAAATGCAGCTATTAATTCATTCTGAACTTGTGTTCCTATATCTTGGAACGTCATAGGAATTTCTGCAAACTTAGCATTTGTTTCTTCTGCACTATTGAATAAGGCTTCCTTGATAATGTCAGCTGTGATTAACCCTTGCGAGGACATATCTTTTAATTGACCTACAGTAAGGCCCATTTCTTGCGCAATAGATTGGGCGAGCATTGGCGCATTTTCCATAATGGAATGGAATTCATCGCCCTGCAATTTACCAGCTGCCATTGCTTGTGTTAACTGGTACATAGCTGATGTTGTTTCTTCAACGCTAGCACCTGAGATTTTGAATTGCTTATTTAACTGTTCAACAAAGTATATAGCCTCATCATTTGAGCTGAAAGCGTCTTTTGCGAGCATGTTTAACTTCGCAACACTATCCGCCATATCGAGGTAACTACCACGAGAACGGTTAGCCGCACTATAAATCTTGTCCATAATTTCAGCAGTAGACTGACTGCCGTCATTAATTAGATTGATACGTGCCCTAATCTGTGTAAGTTGGTCGGTGGTTTGAACAGCACTAACTGCCATATCTTTCATGGCTCGCCCTGCAGCTTCAATACCTATTGCTGCAGCACCAAATGCAGCACCACTTTTGGCAGCGTTCATGATACTGGGAATTTCTATGCCGAAGATCTTCTGTGCTTTACTTTTAACAGCTTCCATTGAAGCAGTAACGTCTTTTCCTAGTGCATTTTCCGCTTTCTTAGCCACCCTATCAAGTGCTTGTTCCGCACCACTAGATGAACCAACTATGCGAACATTGATTTGTGAATCTGCCATTTTCTTATATCTCACCTCCCGCCTGTCTGAATTCTTCCATGAATAACTTTTCCTCCGTCTTGCGTTGTGCCAATGTCATAGGGTGTAATTGCTTCATGATGTCCTCGACTTTTAATCGCTTATTTCCAGCAATATGAACGTTTGTCATTATGCACGTAAAATAAGCCTGTCTACGGTCCTCAATCTCCATTCGCAATTCGTACCCTTCCACCAGTTTGTAATATTCCATAGGGCTTAGTTTCATAAACTCCCAAGGCTTTAAATTTAGCGGACCATAAGCCGTACGCTCGGCCTTAGTTATCCATAAATTAAAAGAGGGGGCTGTATAGCCCCCTTCTAGTTTTTTGCTTCTACTGCCTCTGCTTCTACTTCAGATTGTGCTTTTTCGTCAGCTTCTTCCGGAAACAATGCATAGTATGCAGCCTTACCAAAGACACCGCTACCAATTAACGCTTGAACGATTAATTCTACTAGGTCGCTATATTGAACCGTGCCTTCATCAAACAATTCTTGTAATTTATCTTGGTAATAGATATAATCACGCTTTTTACCGTGTTGTTTCATACCAACAACAAATGCAGTAATAAGCTGATTAAATGTCATTGTGCCACTTTGTACAGCCTTAAAAATAGGTTCACCCCATAGCTGTTCAAGTTCAGCAATTCGACCAATTGTAAAGTAAATTGTTTCGCCAGCATTAAATACATCACATGTGATTTTTTTCATGAGTGCTCACTCCTTAAATTAACTATAAATTATGGTTGTTTTAATTTGGACAATGGACCTACGCCATTCAAGCTGCCTTTATACGTTGCCACATCGTCATGTGGTGTATTCATAGACAATTCTGTAATGGAGCAAATACCTGTCATATATGCTTTATTAGGGTATTCGATTTTAATGTTGATAAGATCATCATTCAAGAACGCTTCATCTAACAATTGCAACGATTCTTCATTAGGCATAAGCAATGTTTCAAGGTCGATGGACCATTCTTTAAGGCCTGGGATAGTAGACTTCCAGCCATCAGTGCCTTTATGAGATGCGTCGATGCTATCAGCTTTACGAGATACATCACCTGTACGTTGTCCACCTAATAAAAGCCATTCAGCACCTGTTGTTTCATCGGTGCCAACATTAACATAAATCAAATAATTTTTACCGGCAGTAGGCATTGCCCCCTGTTGCGGTTTATAAAGTTTTTTTGCTGTAGCTGGTTGAGCTGGCATTAGTAGATACCTCCGTTTGTTTCTTCATTCAAATTAATAAGGCGAGCCACAAACCTGTACTGCGTGCCAATCAATGGCCGTACTGAATCATGGTCGCCTACTTTACTTGTACATTTAATATCGATGATTTGATAACCACTATCTTGCAAGATACATGCTTCCGGAACTAATCTGCCACATGAATTACGAAGATTATTCATAATCGCCTCGAAAGTATCCTCGAACTTAGCGATAACTTCATAACCTACGTTCATATCAGGGTCGTCATTCCGCCCCCATACTTCAATGTATAACTCTTGTTGCAATTCAGATTGAATGGTATTATCTCCCGGCGTCGTTTCTCCCCTAATCACCATAATTACGCCATTCGAATCGATGTTTGCAGCTTGTGGCCTCATAGCCCCAAGAATAACATTGAAGCCTGTTCCGTGGCTATCAATTACATGTTTGATATGTTGCATGAGTTCGAGCCACATATTACCCCCTGAAAATTTCTACAGTTCGATACCTAGCATATTTAGTAGGGTCGCCTGTTAACTCTTCCGGTGTAATTTGCTTTTCGTACATTGTGATACGTTCATCGATATATTGCAGTTTTTTGCTGTAAAAATCATCGGTCGAGCCGTCGCGAGTATATGCACCTGGTAACGCATAAGCCTTGTCAACGCACACAAAACGATATATATAGAGTTGCACTAATTCATCGACTAGATAACTTCTTATGATATCGCCTTCTAATACGCCAAGACGTTTTGCAAAGGCATATAATGCTTTTTCTGCACGTTCTACATGTTGAGGTAGAACCTCTTTGCCTAACAGCTCATCGGTGAACTGCATTTCTTCGTATTCATATAGCATTGTTACACCTCTAAATATCTATTCGAATTTCTTTTTCCTTAGCCCCAAGCCAATCGCTATTCGATAGATCATTAATAGCAAGCCCAGTGGCTTTTGAAAGTGTATCAAATACATCATTACGTTTTCTTTCCAATGCTTCATATAAGAATGGGTCGGATTTAGTTCCTGGGTGGTGAACTTCCTTCGCGAAGAAAAAGCTGTTGCCAGCCATTGGAACCCAACGCAATGCACGTTTAGTTTTAGGCTTAATAGTATGAGGTCTTGTACCTTGATGGACGAATATTCCATAAGGTGCTACTTGATTGTCAATGTACACTACCCCAATATTATTGCCATTATCAAAACTAAATTTTGTATCGACAGCCCTTTCCAATTGAGCGGTACGAGTTATAAAATCATGCTTTTGTTGTGCTTCATTTTGCACCATAAAGGTGCTCGACTTAACAGCTTGTTTGAGCCGTCGTTCGAACACCTCTTTAGGTAACATGATTACTCCTCTTTATCGGGCTTTTTACCGCTACGTTTTGACTTATCATCATTTTTGACAGGCTCCAATTCTTCAATCGTAAAGCCTTCATCTTGTAAGCGTTTAATATCATATTCTTCGCTTACATATTGCACTTCGTTTAATCGTACAAGACGTGCCATATTATCCACCTACCTTACGCACCAACGTTAACATGAATTGCAGCCAATCGATTTTTAGGAATCCATAAGTCATGGTATTTACGGTAGTCGATTTTCCAAGCGTCTGCTTTTTGGTTAATGTCCGGAGTAAATACACGTACTTTATCTGTCTTAGATACAGCAATAGGTGCACGTTGAGGCATGATAATCCAGTTAATTCCTTTGGCTGCTGTATCAGCTTTAAAACCGCCAGCCTCTTGACCGGAAGTTTTACCGTCGTTAAACACGTATTGTGTTTTCAAACGAGAGGACGGCACACCAAGAATAGGAATGTCATTAAAAGAACGAACTTTAGTGTTAATTGCACCAGCTTTAAATTGAGCTACGTCCAAATATTTATGGAATTTATCTGCATTATTCAAGATAGAACGTAACTTAGTAGACATACAGATGATAAGTGCTTCATCTTCACCGATTACGTCTTGAATGTCTGTAATTTCTGCGTCCAATTTATCAAGAATATCAGCAACAGTAGGTGTATAACCAGTTGTTACCTTGTTTTCTGCAGTTGCCAACGCAGCAATTTTAGAATAACGATAGCTATCAATTTCAGGAATAACTTGTGTACGTTGGAATTCACCCATTACAGTGCCAGCAGTTGCAACGAAGTTTGTTTCGTTTACGTCCATAGAGTCGAGAGAGAATGTACGACCACGGTCTTGTGTCATTTTGTAAGGATTAAATTTCAAAGTAACGGAACCACGATTAAACCCTTCATCGCGATCATATTTCGCCATACCTTGCATGCTAATTTCAGGAATATGAACAGTATCACCGCCATCGTATTTGACTTGACCTGCGTTAACTTCCATAAAACCAGTTGTGGAACCAACTAACATTTGTTGGTCGAGTACAGTTTGAAACTGTTGAGAGTATTGTAATGTATTAACTGCCATCTAATTGACCTCCAATAATTAAAAATTACATTTCAATGCCTACAGCCTTAGCGAATTCAGCCTTAATTGCATCAGGACCACTGCCACCTGTACCACCTTGTCCGCTACCTGGATTGCCAATTGCTTTAACGGCCCAAGATTTACCTTTCAACCATTCTGCGGTACGGTCTTGAATAGTACCGATAGTGCCATCTTCTTTTTGATAGCCATAAGTGCCATCGTCCTGAACTTTAATGTCATTGGCAACTAATCGTGCAAACTCCTGCGGATCAACCGCATTGGCCTTTGTGAAAGCGTCCAATGTTTGTGCCATAATTTCAGATTGAATTCGTTTAGCTTCTGCTTCTTTTGCCTTAGTTTCAGCTTGCTCGAACTTATCGCTCATAGCTTTTAATTGCTTTTCGAGTTGTTTGTACTCTGGCGAGTTAGAACCAGCCCCTGCTTGTTCTTCCAATTCACTAACACGAGTTGAAAGCGTATCACGTTCACCGGTTAACGTATTAATTTGACCTTGTAGCTTTTCTCGCGTTGTCTTAGCTTCGTTATTAAGGCGAGATGTTTCACCTTTAATAGCGTCGATAAGATCTTTGCCATTTTCCAATTGTTCGAGTGCTTGATAAACTTCTACGATGTTCATGTGTAAACCTCCGTAAATACATGAAAATAAAAAAGGCGCAACAGGCCTCCGCCTAATTGCACCAATAAAAATACGCCCAATCATCACACATGAAAGGGCGTAAAATACTTATAAAAAAGAGTTATGCAACATTGCATAACTCTTAATACCAATATATTGTTTCTGTTTTAGGAAATGAATTCAAATTTCCATATTCTTCTAACTTATTCAAAGCATGTACTGTGTGCCACTCACTACCTTGAAGCGGACTTTTAACAATAGCTATATTGCTTTTTCTATCTAATTCTATTACTCCATATTCAGCATTAGCATTAGGGTGAAATTCATATTCCGCTTTTTCTTCATTTAGTTTTTTTAATATTAGCGCTAACATGATACACCTCTTTTCTAACAGCTTCTGCATAATTATATTTTTGTTCAGTTATTCTATGCGCTGTAGCATAATCTGTATAACCATAACGATGCATTAATTCATATTCTAACCGTTCATGTTTTAACATGATAATATCTCTTTTTAACGGAGTACCACTAATCAACCTTTGAAAAGATTGAGCCATTTGAAAATCTGGTTCAAATTTAGTGTTTCCTTCATTTAAATTATACATATTGTCAAATACATGTTCAATAACTTTTTCTATACTTTTACGGTGTATTTTACTGGATTTTGATATTTTATTAACTAATACAGTCCTGTTACTATTTCGTATAGTTTCATAAAAAAGTTTTGCATGTCTTTGCGCTTTTTGACGTTCATTGGCGTCTAAAGAAATATCGTTGATAGCTCCTGACAAAGCTCCATGTTCTTTTTTAGGAACCCTTGCATTGAATATATCAGACGTCCAGCCCCTTGCAAAGTTTTGCCAACTGCCTTTGCCACTCAACACAGTATTTCGACCATTTACACCGAGTAACACTTCCTGATTTGGTTTAGTTAGCGTTTGAATATAATCCAAGCCAGCTTGATTTATGCCCTTGTGCTGCTTATTCTCTTGAATGTCTAATTCTGTTAACGGTTGAATATGACACATACAATGAGGGTGAGCAGGCAATGTCGGTAACTTATCTTTAGGATACACACCTTTGCCAAGTCCGTATAAATCAGCATTAGCATAAAAGTCGCAAATATCAAATCGAGGGTGCCTTGCAGCTAACCGCCATTTATAGGCTACGATATCATCATCGTTCATGTACCTATTTACTTGACCGTCAGCATAAGCTCTCGCATTTTCTGTACGTGCTATACGTTCAGCATTATAACGTGTCTTTTCCTGAACAGCAGTTTCCAGTGCTTTATTGATACGTTCCTCGTTTCCTTTATCAATAGCATGGGTTAATTCAGTATATGCAGCCCTAACACCTGGAGTAGTGAGCCTTGATACTTTATCACGAACACTACGCAGCACCTTGCGTTGTAGTTGCTTAGCTTCCGGTGTACTGCTACCAGTTATATTGAGCTTCTGAAGATCATTAATAAATTTAGGTAAAGAGGCTTCCGGAATAATGCCACTATTACCATATCCATCGAAGATTGATTTTGCAGTATCGCGTATAGCTTTATTGGTTTTAAATGCTTGCGTCAAAGTATCAGCCACGCTTTGTTTAACAGCCTTAGAACGGCCATAAAGGCGACTAGATAATGTTAAATTATCAGCCGCCCAGCTTTCAGCCATTGCCATTGAAATACTTTTAGTGCTATACGGAACATCATCGCCATACCCAGCTATGAACGAGTTCGTTAAATCAGTTTGTAATGTAGGTTTCATCAGCTGCATAACAGGATATGCCTCATAAGCCTTTTTAACAGCTTGTTTAGGACTATAACCTAATTCAAGGAGTTTCTTTATCTCTGCCTCGAAGTTGGTTATCGCCTTGTCTATCTCCTTCTGCGTCCTCATCTACTTCGTTCCCTTCATCATGATATGCCAGATCCTGTTCTTGTTGTTGAACAGCTTCTTCAATTTCATCAATAATTTTGTCGTACTCTTTTGGCTCGAGATTAGGTACATAGCTGTCTAATACCTTTTTACCTGTTTCGACCTTCAAAGTGTTACTGCCAAGGTTTAAATCAAGTACAGATTGAGATTGAGCGATAACATCGGCTACGTCATTAATTTTAAAGTTGCGAGGATAATCACATTTATAACCGATATTTTCACCGGTCCACAATTCATATAAATCAATGATGTCATATTCTGCGTTTTCACACTGTACGGAGAAGTCAGCCAGCCGTTGGTTGGTTCGTTCAAAATCCCATTGCTTGGCTACACCGCTTTTCGACTCTTGCACACCTATTACTGAGTTAATTCCTGACAAACGGTACATATCGTCTGTAAGGGTTTTAATTGTTTGTATCAGAATTTGTGCTGGTCCAATATCCGGTGCAATAAATGCAGGAGCATGGCCTGATTCCGCCGGATACATTAGTACATTATTTGTACCAAGTGTAATATCACCAATGTTTTGACCATTATCAGGCAATGTTAAAATACTAAACGTTTGCATGCTTAATATTTGAGATAATAACGAGCATTGATGATATATTTGATGGTTAGTTCTTGCAATAGATAGAAATTCAGGAGGCGGCAATATATCTGTTTTCTTTGAACTACGTCCGAACCATTGCACGACAGGTATTCTACCGATATTATGCTCACCTTGTGCAATTACTTTGTTGTTTTCATCTTTTGTTACCCATAATGTTTTTGTCCATTCATGGAATTGTGTTTTTGCGGTTCCTTCCTCATCGAACACTTGAGATGTGTACGCAAATAATTCCAGTTCGCCTATTTCGCTAATCTGCCAATTATATACACATTTTGGTTCAACAGCATATAGGTAAGGGAACTGGCGTTTAGAGATCACATCGGCCATCGTTTCACCAAACTCTGTTACGTTATCGACAATGATATACATAACTCCATACAATTTTGCTTGTGTTGCATTAAAACGCATAAATTCTTGTAGCGATGTTCCTAGGCGGTCTACGTTCTCCAAGAATGAAGCAAAAAGTTCGCTTTTGTTATAGTCGCGTGATATTTCATCTTTAAAAATAGGGTCGACACTAGCATTGAGTATCGGTCCTGTATGGTTTAAATAATATGAAAGTTTTTGGCGGTACTTATAATTCTGTGAGCTTTCACGAGAATATTTAGGTAATGCACCACCATTAGCGAACATGCCTGTGCCATAATAAGCGTCATGCAATAATTCATATTCGCTAGCTCTTGGATTTGACATAACAGCCATATATAAACCTCCTAATAAATATCAACTTGGCCTGTTTTAACCACAGCAAATTTTTCAAATGCATACCTCATAGCATCCATTAAATGATTATTATCATCTTCAGGCTTGCCTGTATACTTACCAAATCTATCTTTCCCCCATTGATACTGGCTAATCTCAGTAAGGAAATTAACACATCTAGGGTGTACTATAATTTCATAGTCCTGGATGCGCTGCACACCATTCAGAATACTATCCGCACCTTTTTTAGATGCTCGAGTTCGAGTCAATCCAAATTCTCTCAACTCTGTTATACTTTTAGGCTCGGCACAATCAGCAACGATAGCTTCTTTTGCATATCCCAAACGTTGTACTCGTTCAGCTATTGCTCTGTTAGTAAGAGCTCGTTCATAGAGTTCATCAAATACATATAGTCGACGTTCTGCAGCATCAACGACACCACAGAAGAGAGCTGTCGGGTCTGTAGTATAACCAAAATCCAAGCCAAATATGGCTTTTACCCCTGGTAACTTGCGCACTTCATCAATACTGAAATCTTGTTCCTTCCAGTTTTCGTATACAAGACCATCAACTACCCCCCACTCACCCAAGCCAGCTACTTTATACCGCTTAGGATTCTTTTTCATTTCCTCAAACAGTGCTAAGTCTGATTCGCCCAGGAACTCATTACACATATAGTTAGTAGTTAAGGCTAATACATTTTCGCTAGGCTCATCAAAGAAGCGTTTCTTTAACCAGTGCCTATCGGACCAAGGGTTAAACGTAAGTACAACCTGATGATACATGCCTTGTGGTAATTGTCCCCGGATAGATTCATCGAGTCTGTTGAACGCATCTTCACTCATAATCTCATAAGCTTCTTCAACCCAGAGTCTACATAGAGCGCCAACTTCAACCGTAATGGATGTTACTTTTAATGGATCATCAAGACCTCTAAAGAGAATCTTTTGTCCTGTCGGTATGTATGTTATTTCGAGAGGAGATACGGAACATTTAAAGTACCGCTCCACCTTCAACTGGCGCATGGCCCATTTAAGTTGCGCAAAACAACTGTCACGCAAAGTTCGTTCTGTCTTACGAACCACCAGCCAATTAACGCAAGAATTCTCCATTATCTCCATAATAACTTTTAGAGACTGCGTGGAGGACTTCTTACTGGCACGACTACCTTTGACTACTTTATAACGGCCTTTGAACCGCCAAAAAGCACCGTACCCCTTGCCTACGATATCAGGTAAGTACACTTTGTTAGTCGGCAATATCATCACCACCTACGATGATAACTGGTTGCACATCAATCGTAGTATCACCGCTAAGAATCCGATGTCGCTTGGCCATGAGTTCTAGTGCTTTTAACCTAGAGCGCTCATCAGGCGGTTTATCAATGATACGTGCTTCAGAACAACCTTCCCCAGTCCCCTCAATAACCACTTGCTTTTCATTTGAAAGTCCTAGAGCAATTCTTGTTAACTCGTACTCAACTTGTTTGGCTGTCATGATATTTTCGTCTAAATAAGCCTCTCGCAACTCGGCAACCCTTGATTTTATGTCAACATTTGACAACAAGCGACTACCTATTCTATTAGCTGTATTCTTAGAATAACCAGTGCGAATAGCAGCCTGCGTCGCATTCATATCCTTGATGTACTCGTGACAAAACTTTTCATGTCGTTTATTTTTTAATGCAGCCACTATCTCACCTCCTAGCTACTTCAATACACCTTTATTTTGCTTATATTTACCGCACTCCTTATGAACCTTTGCTGTTTTTGTCTTTACTAACGAATGTGATGGTGCATACGATTTGCACATATGATCTATATGAATTCCATTGGCCTTACACCAACCTTTCACATTGTTAAGGCATCGCCTCTTTTCACAATACACATCTGTCAATAGAATCACCACTTTTTCTCAACAAAAAAAGACGCGGTCAAATGACTGCGTCTCTAAAGTTTATGATTATAATCAATACTTACAATTAGAAAAAATTTTTTATAAAACTAGACTTAGAATTTTTCCCCTTTAAAAATTTACTAACATCTTCCATTCTAATTAAATCATCATTAATCTGATGATACAACATATTTATCAACTGACTATATTCTGAATCTAAACTTAATGCTACTTCGTACTGATTAATAGCGCCTTTAACATTCTTTAACTTTATATATTCTTCCGTAATAGCTGGTTTTCTAGTATCATTAATAAATTCTTGAAAATATATATTTATATACCTCATATCATTCTTTTTAATAGACTCTTTATAATATACTAAAAACCTATTGATTCTACATAAAATATGATGAATATTAACACTTATCCATAGCTCCCTTTTATAGATATTTTCAATATCCTTCAAAAGATTATCGATTTCATCAACCTTTTCCAAAAATACAAATATTCGTTTATGATCATTTGTACTTTTTGACTGATTTAACTTTGCTAGAACTTGTTCAATTAACTCGTAAGTATCTAATCGTCTATCAATAATTTTATGAGCATAATCGTTACTATACTTTTGTCTATTACTATATATATTCCCAATTAATGTAATTAATGAAACACATATAGCAGTTGTAAAGCTTATTAAAGATGCTATTAGTATAAAATAATCTTTATATTCTATAAACCACTCCATGTTAAATCATCCCTTTACATTAAAGTATCTGATTTATAATCTGATTCATTTATAACGTTTAAAACCTTTGTAATTATCATATTCTCAGTAATTTTGTTTAAAGACTTATTAAAGCCTTGTTCAAACATAACTTCTACAATAAGAGAATCACCACGTTTCAATGAAATTTCTTTATTTTTCCACTTTTTCAACCATTTTTGGTCCATTATTTTAGCATTAATTAGTTTTGTTTTATTAGGTGCATAATTATATTTAAATTGCCATTTTGACTCTCCTATTAAATCTACCTTTTTAATCATCAATGTAACTATTTGCTTTTCTTTAACCTCTGTCACATCAGTAAGTGACTTAACAATCTCATCATTGAGCTCAAATCCACCCGTTAAATCAACATCTTCATTTTCTAATGAAAAGTAAACTTTATTATTTAGTGGTAATGTTTGAACCCCACTATTAATTAAAGATACTCCTTTTAATAGATTAACTCTACTAATATCAGAATATGCATCTAAATCGTTAAAACCACTTTTTAATGCTTCTTTACGTATTTCATCCTCTACGGCTTTAATATTTTCAGAAGTTGGACGTTTATTATGCCCTATTAATTTGATTACTTCTGACGTAGCATTTCTTAAAAATGCACTCCCTTTTTCTACATATTCTTTGGTAAACTCACAGTTTTCAGCAGTTTTTATAATAGTTCCTAAAACTACTTTTATAGAGCCTTTTTCAATAGAACGCAATGTTAAGGAATTCGTTGCCTCTAAATCCAAACATTTAATTAGCTCATCATTCAAAAATTGCATTCCTTCAATAGTTTTTGCTATAGATGAAAAAATCTTCTCTGGATGCGGAGATTCTTCACTATATTCAACAGTAAACGTGAATAAATCTGACATAATTTCTCCTCTAAATACTACAAACACTAATTACCATCATTATACGACAGATACGCAAAAAAGACACTCAAATCTGAGTGTCTTTTTTGCTTTAGTGTTCTAGGTATTCACTGTGTCGAGAGAGATTAATCGTTTCCCTATTAACTCACACTATCATTATAAACTGTCAAGAAGGACAGGTCTAGGACAGTTTTAGGACAATTTTTAGGCTAACTTAGTGTTTAGTCCAATAACGCCCCATAGCAAAACTGATAACTCTTCAATACCTCTTGCAATATAACGTTTGATAGTCCGTACATCAGGCTTTTCAGGAAATGATTCAGCAATCTCTTCTAAGGTTTCTCCATCAATATAATACCTGCGCATGCATTCGCAATATTTGAATTGCTTGCCACTACACTTCTCAGCATAGATATCGAGCATGTTATTTACATGTCGCATCATCAATGCTGTTTTTTCTTTAGATTTAACAATCGCATTTACTTTCACAATGCTTTTATCGTCAAACATATCAATTAACAGCTCATTGAGCCATATATCCTCGGCTTGTGTCGAATCCGTGATAGCATTGTCTACGTATGACTGTAACTGACTATAATGCTTAAGCAGCTTGATCGTGTTGTGTCGAAGTTTACGACCTAGCTGTGCATTTTCTTGCTTGGCTAATTCATAGTAGGTTTTAGTAGCCACCTCAGTGGCCAACCTAGTGATTTTTTCAATTTCGTATTCATTCAAATACATCTCCCCCTTTTTAATTTGTAGTTTAGTCCGAATTGTGTTTATACCAACTTCATAAGAAGCATCTAACAATAATTAAATCATGTTCAATGCTTTCCATTCGCTTAACACAAATGTAGCAATACCATGTTTCTTGGCGTATTCATATTCGCCTTTACAACCTCGGCTAGTCTCCCAGCCATCACACAAGACCAGTACATCACAATGATTGAGTAGGCCTATACATATACCTAAGCCAAATTGATATTGGTCTCCGGTTAAATACATGAACCCATAATTATGGATAGGTGATACATAGTCATGTGTAATATCCACCATCACCAGTTCTTGCATGATTTTGTCTATTTTTTCTTTATTGCTCTTCTTACCACCATATGGATGAGCCACATATACTAGCTTTTTCTTCATAATACCTCGCTTTAATTAACACTCTTTACAGGAATATACTCATACACTCCGATATGTGCAGGATTACATAATTCTCTGTATCAGTTATAATTTCATCTGCCATCGTGCCTATGAACTTTCTATTGTCATTTTCTAATACACCTGCCAATTGTAGACCATCAAGAATAAATTTCTTAGCGAACGCTACATTGTCAGGATCATGCCTGGTCGATGAGTGCCATTCAAATAACAGGTCTACTTTCCCCTTAACCGATTCTATCTGTTGTGATAGACATTGTTCTTTGACCTGCTCGGTGCATTTCTTTTTCATAGCAGCCGCCGCTATGGTCGAACCACGCTCACAATCAATGTACTCGTTCAATGTAGGGAACCTATCATGGGTTTTCTTTCTAAATCGAAACTGACAACGTAGGATAATCTTCATCGGTGCGAGTCTCCCCAAAATATAGCCTCTTCATAATCTTTGCCACGTAATCTATCAATCACTCGTTCGCTATAATGGTCTTTTGTTTGGTCGTTATTATAATTAGTTGTCAGTATAACTGGCTTCATATCATGGTATCGGCCAATAATAATGCTTTCAACTTTTGTGTGCACCCAATCAGATTTAGAATACTCCGCTCCAAAATCATCTAATAACAATAGCGGAATATTCCTGAGCTTTTGTTCATAATTTAGAAACGCAACTCTATCACCCTTAGATAATGTGAGCATAATGTCCAATAGACTAGGCATAGAAATCATCATACAGCCCTGTTTTAGCGCTAGAACCTCTTTCAGAATACTAACTGCTATAGAAGTTTTTCCAGTGCCAGCAGGGCCCCTTAAAATCAATCCTTTGCCACTTTTAAGATTTGACTCTAGGTTATCCACATACTGTTTCACTACGGCATATGCTTCAGAATTCTCTTTAGGGAAGCTGCCATGTTTACGTAACCACTCAAAATCCATATCATAGTATCGCCGAGGGATACCAACAGCAGCATAGTCTCCATTGACATCACTCTTAATCACTACAGGCTTATCATAAACAGGATAAAAGAACTCATCCTTTACCATGGACTCTCTCGTATTCTGCTTGCCAGTCGACTTCTTCCTTTTTTCGAGAAACGTTTCTAGCATTTCCGTTATGTTTACTTGCTCCAAAATCTTTTTGCACCTCCTTCTTTAGATTTCCTGCTGTGACAGTTTCAACATACTTAATGCTATTACCTCCGTTATCGGCTGTGGTATTAATAGCAATAATAACTCGTTCCTTCCCATAAGACTCTACCAGATCATCCAGTCGGTCTTTAATGACAGGTGATACATCTCCGATTGCCTTCATGTACAAATCGTAAATGGGTTTATTTTTTACTTCATCATCATCAAACATAGATAGAGGATTTTCATCTTCACGCGCGCGCGTATCTCTCTCTATATTATTAATTTCCTTTCCTTTCCTTTCCTTTTGTTCGTTTTGTTCAACGACCGTTGAATCTCGTTGAACGACCGTTCGTTTTTGTTCCTTTTTTCTTCGCGCCTCGCCACTTTTAATGCCTGCGAGCCTACGTTGCTCCTGCTTTTTTTCAAATTTACTTCTTCGCTCTTCTTGTCTGCGAATCAAACTAGGAGACCAAAAATACTCGTCATCACATTCAAGCAATTCAAAATCATAAATTAACGAGTTTACGAACAAAAATGATTTGTTTGAACAAAAGAAAGTGCGTTCATTTTCGTTCAACGGTCGTTCATTTTCGTTCAACGGTCGTTCATTTTCGTTCAAAATTCCTAGTTCTTTATCAAGAGCTATAAATGTGTATTTTTTAAAAGGCAGTCTGTAGTCATCAGATGAAGCTAGCTTTTCAACTAATTTCCACCACCACGCATATGAAATAACTCCGAACTGCGATTCCATTGCTACTATCTTAGGATCATTACTGGCATTTACATCGTGGCTGAAGTAATATACATCCTTAGCCATCTGTTACTCCTCGTCTGCAAATAAAGCCCCTTGTGCGCGTTTACCAGCAATAAACCTTACACATTCATCAATTAA